ATTCGCCAGTCTCCGGATCCTTAACTGTAAACATAGTTAAATTATCAACCGACGAAGAACGTAATTTTAAAAATACATATTCTAAATCAATCATTGCTAGATCGTCTACGGTGCCTTCAACTAGACAATTATTAATTATCTGTTTGATTGCCATCATCTCTACGATTGCGTCGTTTGATTCTCCAGCGATTAAAAGAATCTTTTCTTCTTTAACTGTAAAAGATCTTGTCTTTATTTTCTCACCTGTACTCGGTAAAATCAATTCCGAGATTGGTAAGTTAATTTTTGGTAGTGCCATTATATACTCCTGTTAATTATATATTGTTAAATGTTATCACTTAAGGAACCGAAAGAATCACCTACTCGGTTTAATTTGTTTATTGCGTCTTGGACACTTTGTGGTTTGCCATCTTTTAAAGTACCTCTTACGGTATCAGCAAACCCAGCTATATCTCCAAGGATATCTAAAATACCTGAACCTCTTGAACTGTTTCCAGGACTAACGCGTTTATCACTTGAAAAGTATACGTCTTCAATTGCGAACGAAACATCAACTGTAAGGATAGAATCGTTATCTGCCCAAGATAATACTAATGGGCTTACTGTTATTGGATAAGCCTTTATACATGTAGCTTCGTAAAAGTCAAATGCTTTATTATTTGTTGTATAGTGTTTAATACCAAGGTCACACGAATAGTTACTTTTAAATCCAACTTCATGGGGAAGCTTACCACCGTATTCACCAAACGAACCGTTCTTTTTACTAAAGTTAGCAACTTCTCGTATCCAAGCATGAAAGAACGCTAATGTATGATGATCACTATCAACCATGAATGTACAAGTAATAGGACCTGGGTTAGTAACAGCAGTTGGAAAGGACTTTGACATTTGACCAACATAGTCTGCTGTTGTTTCGTTGACTACAACACCGGGCATAGTAACATTGGAACAAAACAAGCTGAACTCTCTAGTACCAAAGAAACTATTTGAATGGCTTCTTCTAGGATTAGTCATTGTAACTTCAAATAGGTTTGCCCTCGCAGGACCACCTAGTCTTTCAAAAGTTGACTTAAATTTGCTTATATTAAATGCCATTGGTTACCCTTTTATAATTCTTCTTGAGTCTGCCCAAACTTTGGCTGACCCAGCTTTCTGGAAACTTTGTACTGGTAGGAATAATGCAGTGTCCCACTCCGACGCTTCGATTTTAATAAACCTAGACTTAACATGTGAACTTAAATAATGTTTAACACAAGGCGCAAATAATTTAAACTTCGAAGATGAAGCTAACAATTTATAACTCATTGCTAATCGTGTCTTTTCATTATAATTGTTATCAGTTGTTAAACTATATAACGCGTCCATCAGTTGTGCTCTAAGCATAGGTGGTAAATAATGCATATTTAATCCAATGATACCACCCTTTGCTTTATTTATTGGAAATATGAGTGGAAACCTATCGTAATACGGTAATGTTTCTTTATGCTTAGGATCGTATTCAAAAAAGTACATTGAACCAATAAACGCGTCCCCAGTTAATCTTGCCTTTGCTCTACCTTTATCTTTGGTATTCAATAAGGTCTCTGAGGTAATTGCTTTACCTGCCGCGGTCTTAGCTTGTTTACGATACCATTCTATCGCACCTTTAGAACGCCCAGGAAGTTCTCCTCGCCTAACGCCCTTTGCTAATATGTCTGAGAAAAGTGTTGCCATTGATTATTTTCCGTATATCTCTTTTTCTGTCATGATTGTAAATAGCCATCCTCGGTCTGCGCAAAAGTTCCTTGCTGCTTTCCATTTAGCATCGTTTACGCCCCAAGTTTTAACTTCATTCAAGTATCTTCTTGATACTCTACCCGTCTTTGTTTTATTTCTATTCGCTGGGTTCGGTGGTTTACACTGAGCAGCTGGTTTTATTTCAACCATAATCGTCTGAGTAGTTTTAAGTCCATCCTTTTTATGTATAATAACATCAGGATAGTACCTATGCATTCTTCCGTCAATTGGTGAACGATAAGGTACAACTACTTCTTCAGACTGCCACCAAATAACATCAGGGTGCACATCAACCCATCTAAATACTTTAAATTCCCACAAAGACCTATAAATAATCTTAGACGGATCGCCCTTATACTTAGTAGGGTTCTTCGGCCTGAATTTACCACTATATGCCATAATGTATTTCCGTTCCAATTGTATAAATAAATAAAATATCCGTATACTATATTTATAAGAACTCGACGGACAATCAACAGGATTAAAGAATGCCAAGACCAGACTTATTCATGCAAGAGCGAAGAGAGCAGACTGACACACGGCTAGCCTTCCCTAACGCGCCATTCCCTCACGCGATCCAATTCATATTTAAAAAGTATGATTACAACGAGTATGTAACTAATAGCAGGACTGGTAATCTAAACAGTGATGGCGACGGTTCTGAATCAACGCAATGGGCTAATGCAAAAGCTAGGCGAGTAGCCGCGTTAGAGAAAGAAAGTACAGTTATCGAATTACCAATGCCACAAAATCTTACGGATGCTACTGGCATGCAGGTAGGTGGTTTTGAACGTTCGATGTTAGAAGCGTTTATAGGCGAAAGGGCAGGAGCTTTAATGGCTGACGGCGGTATTGGCAAACTCTCCAATGCACTTCAAGGATTAGGTGGCAAAGCCGCAAGTCTAATAAGCAATAACGACGGTGAACGCGCAGCCTTTGGTAAGAGTTTAGGAGTCACTGGTGACACCATTAAGAAAGTATTTGCGGCTATTGGTAAACAAGCATTATCGAGTGTCGCAGGCGAAAAAAATATGGCTGCTGTAACAGGAACAGCAACGAATCCTCAAGAAACATTATTCTTTAGCGGTGTTGATTTAAGATCATATCAGTTTGATTTTAAACTCTTTCCTGAAAGTCCTGAAGAAGCGGAAACAATTAGAAAGATTATTAGAACAATTAAAAGACAAACATTGCCTACTGTTAGAGATATGACTAACGGTAATGAAACAATCGCAGAGTTTGGTGGTAGTGCCTTTACTAAAGCATACTTAGAATACCCAGCAATAGTATTAATTAATCTATTAGGTATTGATGAAAGACATTTTACAAAATATAAACCATGTATGATTAAATCGTTTGACGTTTCGTACAGTTCAACAATTGCAGAGGGTGGTGTACCTGCACAAGTCGATATACAAATATCTCTACAAGAAATAGAAATACAGACTGCAGAAGATTACGGCGCAGGTGATACGACACAAGGGTCAACTGATGGAGGATCTAACTAATGGGAACTAAATATTTTGAAAACTTTCCTATCATAACTTACGAAGGTAGAAAGGTACGAGACATTACTCGAAGAGCGTCATTCATTGGTGCAGTTAAGAATAACCCTTACGTCTATTATCCGTATACAGTTAAAGAAAACGAAAGAGCTGAAGATATCGCATTGGCATATTATGGTTCTGCAGATTATATTTGGTTAGTGTATATGGCGAACAATATTATAGATCCTTATTACGAATGGACTATGAGTTCACAAACCTTTAACGATTACTTGGTATCAAAATATACAGCCGAATCAGGTCAAACTGGTGAAGATGTTATTGATTGGACAAAAGACACCACGATTGATGAAAACATTTTGTATTATATAAAAACAGTTTAGGAATTAGCAAATGGCAGTTGATAGCATTATCTTAGCACCGGAATCTTTCCGAACAATTTATCTTCGTCGCGAGGATCGCGTGATTATGCGAACTGAACGTGGACAGAAGATTATTATTAAAAGAATTGTTCCTGACGATTGGGTTGCTTATCGTGTCTTTGAACACGAAACGTTAACGAACGAAAATAAGAAAGAAATATTTTTGTTTGATAATACATACTTAAATCAATTAACTGCGCAATTTAAAGCCAGTGTAAGTAATCAATAATGGAAACATTTAACCCTGGGTACTGTACAGTCGAAGGTGCGTTACTTCAATCACACGGTGGCGAGCAAAAAGAAATAGCTCCATTAATATCTGCGGTTAGCCTTGCTCAGGGTTTAGACAGGGCATCTTATAGAGTATCTATCTTAATAGCTGATTCTATTGGATTGTTACATAACTTTCCAATTAAAGGTGAAGAAAAGTTATACATGAGTTTAAAGTCGCATGACCTTCAAACTAAAATGGATTTAAACCTTCAGTTAGTAGGCGTTAGAGACGTACAACAAGCTGGTGAAAAAATGACGTATACTATTGATTTACTTTCGACAAGTTCTTACGAGGCAAGTTTAAAGCATATCACTACTGCGTTTAGAGATAAGTCCGCAAAGTATTGTGCAACGCAGTTATTTAAAAGTGGCTATGGTAATATAACAGAAACAGGAAAGGCTGAAACTGCAACTCTATACAAGTTTACTAAAGATGCACAACGAGTATTTGTTGCTGAAGAATCAACAGGTAAAATGAAAGTAACAATTCCACATTACCCGCCTGCTTCTGCAATGAACTTTATGGCAAGAAAGGCATATAGCTCGAAGTCGCTATCTTCTATGTTTAGATTCTTTGAAACTGTTAAGGGATACTTTTGGGTAACTGACGAATGGTTATTACAAAATGGTAAACGATCAGGTGTAAAGAAACTAAGTTACTCTGCTGGAACACTTATTCCATTAGATCCAAGAAAAGGTAGTGCAATTATAGAAAGTATTGAATCGTTAAACTTTAACGAGCAAGTAAACACAATGGCTGATGTTGGTGGCGGTGGTTATAAAAATAAAGTCGTTGAGATTGATTTAGTTCAGCATACTAAAAAAGTTTATAGTTATGACTATCTAAAAAGTAAAAGATCATATAAAGGTATGGGTGGTGAAGCGCCAACTGCTGAAGGTCAAAAACATTCTAATAAGTTTATTAAAGAAACCTTTACAGACTCAAACGCACCAACTACTTTTATTATAAGAGATTGGTCAGCACCAGGTTTTGAAGCAAAGCCAGAGAGTGCAGTTAGAGAAGAACAATTTAATCATGAGATCATGTCTAATAGAATTGCGTATAATTATCATTTAACAGATTCTTCTGCGACCGCTACTATAAAGGGTAGATTAGATATTAAGCCGGGAGATATTATTGATGTTACAGTACAAGAACCCGACGTTTCATTAGGTGAAGGAATGAATAAAAGACAAAGCGGTTTGTATTTGGTGTTTGGCACTGAACACAGTATTGTTATGGAAGAACTAACCACATCGTTTAGTTTAGTTAAATATGATTGGGATAAAGGTTATGCTGGGTAATAGCGGAGTATCAACTCCACAATTCTTTATTGGCGTTGTAGAAAACAATGTTGATAAAACAATGGAAGGCAGAGTTCAAGTAAGAGCTTTTGGTTTGCATGGTACACACGAAGATATCGAGACGCAAGATTTGCCTTGGGCAATTTGTGCGGCAGGTAATTACGACCCAAACAATTTCATTCCGCCACTTAATTCTTTTGTTTATGGTTTATTCATTGATGGAAGATTAGCACAGCATCCAATGGTTCTTGGTTTAATCCCAGGAACATATAACAAAGAAGCAGATCCTGCTGTGGATGGCTTTGGCGTTATCGCAGAAAAAGACGGTGATTTATTAGGAAGAGGATATGGACCTAGAGACTTTAACTCCGGGGGTGGTCCTGATAAGTTAGCTCGTGGTGAAAATCTATTAGAAACATATCTATTAAGTATGGCAGCTAATAGAGTCCACGATCAAAAGATTGCTGAATCAGACGAAACGTGGGCAGAGCCACCACCAGCTTACGCTGCAAAGTATCCATATAATAAAGTTTTAAAAACAGCAAATCATAGTATTGAATTAGATGATTCTCCTGGTGCTGAACGTATTATGATTCATCACAGAGCAGGTTCTTATATTCAAATAGACTCTATGGGTACTGTATCTGAAAGAGCACAAGGAGACCGTTATGAAATTAACATCGGAACGAAACATGAATCGTCAGGTCATAGTGCTATTACGATTAACGGTAATGCTCATGTCTATGTTAAAGGTAATAAGACAGAAGAAATAGAAGGCAATTATAAAATGCTTGTTCATGGCAATGCCGAGTTTGGTGTTGGTGGACAATTAAATCTAAACGGTGGTACACAAACTCAAATTCGTGGTGGTGACGTTAAGATCGAAGCAAACGTCGGTATTATGACACTGATGGGTAAAAAGGAAATACAGTTTGAAGCAACGAATCAATTAAACTTTGTTTCTCAAAATATAAAGAACACTGCGTTATTAAGTTATGATGTATATTCTAATAAGAGTATTAAATTTACTTCTGTAATGGATATACATAATGTTGCTTCTAATATTGTTAACTTCGCGAGTGGTTTACTTCCACCTACG